GTCAAACTCCTATCACACAGAAGGTATTGGATAAGTTAATGAGTGAAAGTTATCTGGAACAAAATGATACCATCAAGGCTAACTTTATTCGCAATTCCACATTAATTGACCTTTCTTTTATCCCAGCTGAGATTAAAGAGAAAATTATAAATACCTATGAAGAAACAAAGCCGGCTAAAGGCAAATTGTTGAATTACTTTATTGAGCATAAACTAAAGAACTTAATGGAAGTAATTGAGGAATTCTGATGAAACACATCTATGAAGTTTTTGATGAATTTGAAATGGCTGAATCCAAAAAAGAAAGAATGGATGTCATTGGAAGAAATTTGTCAAAACTGTTAGTGGAAGTTTTACAATTAACGTATCATCCGGACTATCAATTTTTGATACAAGAAATGCCAGAGAATTATATTTTACCTACTGACCAATTACCAGGTTTAGGTAGAGTACAATTATCAACCGAAATTCGTAAATTGTATTTGTTTAAAAAAGGTGATGCTACTGCTGAAAAATTGACGGAAAGAAAGCGAAACGAATTATTAATTCAATTATTAGAATCGCTTGAACCCCGTGAAGCAGAAGTTGTTATTGGTATTTTCAGAAAAGACCAAGGAGTAAGAGGTCTTGATTATAAATTTGTAAAAGAGGCATTTCCACAACTATTACCCTAATGCAAAAAGATAGAATAGTTATAATTACAGGAACATTTGATCCTTTATCTGCTAGTGATTTACTCTACATTAAAAAATGCCACCATAAAGGTGATTGGCTTGTTGTCGGTGTACATACTGATTGGTGGATGCAATGGACCGAAGGTGGGTTTGTCCAGAACTATGAAACAAGAACTAATATCATTAAAGCTCTAAAATATGTTGACGAAGTTTTTTCATTCAATGATTCAGATGGCACAGTCTGCCAACTTCTCAAAATTGTTAAAATTTGTTATCCTAATGCCGATATTACCTATATCTCGCCAGAGGATATGCATAATATGCCCGAAACTAAAATAAAAGGCATAACTTTTGAAACCATGAAATAGGAGATAGTAGTGACCAAATTTGTAGGAAAGTTTCGTAAGAACCAAGACTATAACGAAGATTATAGTTATATGCCAAAGCGAAAACACAAGAATGAACATTCAGAGATTAAAAAGATGAAGAATCGGAATGTAGAAGAACTGTTAAGTGAACTTGAAGATACAAGTTTGCCAAAAGAAAACAGAAAATATTAACTTTTACAGCATAAGTAAGTATGCTGCCGTTTTAAGAATAGGATTATATTATGGAGTTATGGGGTGATTATATTAACAACCAAGGTAAACACTTATCAAAGTGGACTTGGTATATTCCTGCTTATGAAAGACATTTCTCAAAGTTAAAAAATCAATCAAACATTTTTTTAGAAATTGGTGTTTGGCAAGGTGGTTCACTCGAAATGTGGAGAAACTATTTTGGTCCTTTAACTGATGTTATTGGAATTGACATTGATGAGAAATGTAAAGACCGTGGTACAGAAGGAACAAACTTCCGTCTTGGTAGTCAATCAGATACAAACTTTTTACAATCAATTGTTGATGAATTTGGCGCACCAGATATTATTTTAGATGATGGTAGTCACCAAACACCTGATATTATTGCCTCATTCGATTTCTTTTATCCTTTAATGCCAAAAAACGGTGTTTACATGATTGAAGATGTGCACGGTTGGGAACAACAGTCCAAAGTACTAAATCACATTCAACAAAAATATGGTTGGGATAACACATTTGCTGTTTCCTTGTATGATAGCATGATTTGCGTTGAAAAATGCCGATATGCGTGGAAAGAAAATATTGCCAGACCATGATGTTGTTTAGGTACAACAAATCCGCTTGACATCCTACTAGGTTTGTAGTACAATGGTTTCTTCCTCTGGAGAAATTCATTTATGATATACGGCTACATTCCAAAATCTAAACCAAAGAAGTTGACTAAATCTCAACAAGACCAAAAAATAGCGTGGTTGGCTGCTATCAATAAATTATCGTCAAAACGGTATTCCCATTCTCCTACAATCAAAACAAGTTTGCCAATTAAACAAATGGCTACTTACCATAGAGAAACTCCAAAAGTTGCGTCCTTAGATACTGGATTTATTGCTTGTACGAAGAAATTCGGTAATTCTTACACAGGAGAGAAAATCAAAGGTATTGGTACAATGCACAAGTCGAATGCTGTGCCTATTTTTACAGATAATGAAGCAAAAGAGATTGCGAGCATGAGAAGATGAGCATTACAGCAGAAGAATGGCAAGAATATTCTGAATATTTGGATTCTTTAAACGAAGAAGAATTGAAAATTGAGCTAGATTGGCTAAAATCTGTCGGAAAAGCAAAGCAAAGAGGCAGTTTTATGACTATTGATGAAAATTTTACTATACAATAAGGAAATTATGTTAGCAAAACACGAAGAAACGCAAATTTTGCAAGGAATTGACAATATTATGTTCAATTTACGTCATGTACCAACAGAAGATGTTGCGTATTTTTTAGTAAAGTTCGATCCGAAGCTTGCCGACAAGTTGGCCGTTGCGATTGAGCAGAATTTTTTTGAAAAAAACGAAGGAAAATCTCATGTATGAAGAAGAATACAATATGTGGATGGCTGCAAGAGCAGATGACGCAGAAATTTCTGCTTGGAAAGCACTAGATATTGTTACCCGCAAGTGGGCTGTAATGTCTGGATTGGAAAAAGACCTTTCCGATTACCAAAAACGCAAAGAATTATACGAATAATCATTATGTTGCTAAAAAACAACGCTCTGCCAAGTTTTACTTGACGGTAGACGATATATAGCGTATAATGGTTCTATTAACTCGGAGATTATATGGAACTTATTCAATCAAAATCATTACTTGCCAAATTAATGGCAACAGAAAACCTTATCGTTGAACAACGCAATGTATCAACTGCGTCATTCGATGTCAAAAACCGTGTATTGACGGTACCTGTATTAGACAAAAATATTTCTGGTTACTTGTATGACCTTTTCATGGGTCACGAAGTTGGCCACGCACTTTACACTCCTCTCGATGGGCTTGTGAAAGCTCACGAAGAAAAAATTCCATCTGGCATTATGAATGTCTGTGAAGATGCTCGTATTGAGAAAAAAGTCAAAAACAAATATCCCGGTATTCGTTCCAGCTTTATCCGTGCGTATCGTGAATTAATTGAAAAAGATTTCTTTGGTACTGCTGGTACCGATTTGAATGATTTGAACTTTATTGACCGTGTTAACCTTTACACTAAAGGTGGTGCAACACAAGGTATCAAATTTACCCCCTATGAGCAATCGCTGGTACAACTGATTGAAGGTACCGAGACCTATGATGATGTGATGGCGGTTGCTCGCCTCGTTGCTGATTACATGAAGAAGCAAGCCGAAGAACACAAGAAACTTCATCCTGAAGAATTTGAAGAAGATGAAGATGGTGATTATGAAGGTTTTGATTCTGAAGGTTATGATGATTCTGATGAGTTTGACGAAGAAGAAGAAAATCGTAAAGACGGCAATTCTGGCGAAGAAAATCCAAATGCAAAAGATGAAGATAAAGATTTAGAATCTGATACCGGCAATGAAGCTGGTGGCACCGAAGTTTCCGAACACGAATCAGATGAAACTAAATCTTACACAGATGAGGCATTCCGTAAGAATGAGAAAAAGTTATATGCTACTGATGGTAGCACACATTACTATGGTAACATTCCTAAAGTTAACCTTGCTGATGCAATCGTATCTCATAAGGCTTTGTGGAAGCGTTATCGTGAAAGTACCGAAAGTCCTTATTGTTACAAAAAAGGCATCGATACTGAAAAGTTTATGAAGTTGCGTAATGATTCTAAAAAGGTTGTTGGTTACCTTGCCAAAGAATTTGAATTGCGTAAAAATGCCGACCAATTGAAACGTGCAACGATTGCCAAAACTGGCGACTTGAACATGAGTAAGATTTATTCTTATCAGTTAACTGATGATATCTTTAAAAAGATGACAGTTGTTCCTGGTGCTAAATCACATGGTCTTGTTATGTTCCTCGACTGGTCTGGTTCTATGTCTAATCACTTAGAGAATACTATCAAACAACTAATCAATCTGGTAATGTTCTGTAAGAAGGTAAATATTCCTTATGATGTATATGCTTTCTCTGCAGAATATGATGAACCGTACAATCAACCCTTGATTGAAGGTGATATTGTATTGCGCCAGTTTAAATTATTGAATCTGTTATC